GCTTACAGCGAGCTGGGATGTCAAAGACATACTAAACGAGCCGGTCGCAGAAAACGCTCTTTCCAGAGTGGTCTATGTGTGCGAAGATCAAGATTACTCCAACCTCGGCTGGATTCGGGTTGGCAGTGCCGATATTAGTGCTACCTTAGAAAGCTACGACAAAACAGTCCAAGCGAAAATTGAAGCCTTGCGCACAGAACAAATTACCATTCGAGCGCAAGCCGAAAAACGAGTTACTGCTCTTGAAGGGCAAATTCAAAACCTCTTGGCCCTGCCCGCGGCAGTGGAGGCACAGTCATGAAGCCAATGTTCCCTCACGCGATTGACAGCACCATGCTCGCGGCTTTTCGTTCCTGCCCGCAGAAGTTCTTTCGCACATACCTGCAACACTGGAAGCCGCAATCCGAGTCCGTACATCTGGTCGCCGGCGGAGCCTTTGCCAGCGGCATCGAAGCGGCTCGCCGTGGGTTCTTCGAACTCGGAATGACCCGCGAGGAGGCCGAAGGCGTCGGCATCGGTGCGCTGATGAAACATTATGGTGACTTCGAATGTCCGCCGGATAGTGCCAAGAGCCTCGAACGTACCTGCGGGGCATTGGAGTTTTACTTTCAGCACTACCCCTTGGGCGAAGATGGGATGGAGCCAGTGACCCTCGCCAGCGGCAAACGCGGTATTGAGTTTAGCTTCGCACAGCCTTTACCTTTCGCCCACCCGGTAACGGGCGACCCAGTCCTCTATACCGGCCGCTCGGACATGATTGCGAACTTTGCCGGCGGGGTCTATGTTGTCGATGAGAAGACGGCATCAAGCCTGGGAGCTTCATGGTCCCGGCAGTGGGAAATGCGAGCACAGTTTACAGGGTATTGCTGGGCATGTCGGGAGTTTGGCCTCGAACCCGCTGGCACTATCATCCGCGGGGTCAGCATCCTCAAAACCAAGTACGACACCCAGCAAGCAATCACCTACCGCGCGCCTTGGGAGATTGAGCGCTGGCTCGAACAGACAGTCCGCGACCTCGACCGTATGCAGCGCATGTGGGAAAACGAGTGGTGGGACTTTGCTCTCGATCATGCCTGCGCGGAGTATGGGGGGTGTTCGATGTTGCAGGTTTGCAAATCTCCAGACCCGAACTCGTGGTTGCCGATGTACTTCACGCAACGTGTATGGGATCCTCTTGCCAGGCGCGAAATGACGGTGGAGGAGTACGAGGCAAGCTGGGGGCATAATCCCGCCAGTATTACTCCTGAGTAACCCCCGTGAGTTATCGGCAACTTTTTTTCCTTAACGGCTCTCTCGTTGGCGAAGCCGTACGCCGTTCCCTCGTCCCTGTGACTGGTGGCTGGGGAGCGCCGACGAGTGCGCTGTTCTTCTGCCGGCATTGCGGGGAAGTCTTTGCCAAGTGCCCCATTATCACACCGGAAGGTCGTGTGATGCCTTGGCAGAGCTTCGCCCGTTGTTGTGGGAAGTGCCACCCTCCGGGGTTGTCTGAATGGCCGGGGAGTCTTTGGCTCTCTTGGGATGAAGAGTTTTGTGAGGCACTTCCGATGCCGGTGCTTCAGCAGGAGCTTCAAAGGCATCTTGACTGTTGGGAAAGGAATCCAAATGGCTACAGCTAAAGCAACATCACAGCCCCCTGTCCACGAAATCGACGCCAACGGCAGGCATCGCATCATCACCTTCCGTGCCGGCATTCCTTCGCGGAGTGAGTGGTTTCAGCCTTATGAAATCGCACATTTCCGGGGACTGCTAGCTTCCACGCGGGAGCAAGGCGGCATCCCGCAAGGCATTTTCCGCATCACTGCCGTCAATCACGAAGTTCTCTAACCAAAAGGAAAAGTGACAATGAGCACTGTACAATCCACGGCCCCGCAAGGGGCTAAATCCACCCTCCCCGGCTTCAATGTGTTGCTTATGGGACCGGCGGGTACGGGGAAAACCCACAGCATCGGAACTCTCGTCGACGCCGGAGTGGAGGTCTTCTTCCTCGCCCTCGAACCGGGGCTGGAAGCACTTTTGGGCTACTACACCGACGCGGGGAAGCCAATCCCTGAAAACCTCCACTGGCACACACTCAAAGCGCCGCAGGCAAGCTTCGTGGAACTTATGGACGCGGCGACGAAGATCAACCAACTCACCCTCGATTCCATCGCCAAGATGTCCGATCCGAATCGAATGAAGCATAATCAGTTCATCGAACTGCTCAAGTGCCTCAACAACTTCCACGACGATCGCACCGGAAAAGATTTCGGGCCGGTCAACGAATGGACGCCTTCGCGTTGTTTGGTAATCGACGGCATGGCAGGCCTCGGCCGCGCCGCAATGTCCCTGGTCATCGGGGGGAAACCAGTGAAGAGTCAGAGCGACTGGGGCATCGCGCAAGATCAAGTAGAAAAACTCCTCCGTATGCTTTGTGATAGCTGTGGATGTCACTTTGTGCTTTTGGCTCATGTGGAGCGGGAAACTGACATGGTCCTCGGCGGGATCAAGCTCATGGTTTCAACTCTCGGCAAAGCTCTCGCCCCGAAAATTCCTGCGATGTTCAGCGATGTCATCCTCGCCACACGGCAAGGGACAAAATGGACTTGGGATACGGCAAACATGCAAGCCGACCTCAAAACTCGCAACCTCCCAATTCAATCTGACCTCTCTCCATCCTTCGGCCCGATTGTCAGCAAATGGAAAGCTCGTGGGGGTGCACTGTGAGGGAAATGACCATCGGGGACTTTTTTGATTCTGAAGAAGACTTCGAAGCCATCCTCGCTCACGTTGAGGCGTTGCCGGAAGGCCCTGGCGTTGTGCGGGATTTCGTTAAAAGCCTTTCCGCCGACTACAAAGATTCCGGCCTCGCCGCCAGCCTCACCGTCGGCGGCTACCACATTCTCTGTCGCCGCGCCTCTCAACCCTTACCAACCCGGCATTGACAGCTCATTCCAGTCAGTGTATAGTCCTATTTCACCCCGCATAGAGTTTGGCGACTGAACTTAACCGGGGAGTTGCACCCAGTCGCACATGCCGTTTCCTTTCATTCCTTTTGGAGATTCAGAAAATGTTTAATCCTGATCAATTCCTCGATATGCAAGTCACCGAGTCCAATGACACCGTAGTTGTTCCGGTTCCAGTTGGGGAGTATACTGCCGTTGTCGGAGAAGTCAAATGCCGTCAGTGGCAGAAGAAGGACGATCCGACCGTTGCAGGCTTGGCCCTCGACATTGTCTGGGAGATTGACGATCAAAATGTTAAGGCTCTCCTGGGCCGCGACAAAGTCACCGTCAAGCAAGGCATCATGCTGGACCTCACCGAAAGCGGCGGCCTCGACATGGGCAAGGGCAAAAACATTTCCCTCGGCCGCCTGCGCGAAGCCACGGGCCTCAACTCTCCCGGTCAGCCGTTCAGCTTCTCCATGCTCGCCGGGCGGGTAGCGAAGGTTTCCGTCAGCCATCGCATCGACGGGGATAAGATCTTCACCGACGTCAAGGGCGTGGCCAAACTCGGCTAATCCTTAACCGCCGACCGGGGGGCGTAATCCCCGGACCTCTTGAACAAAGGTTTCCCTTCGAGACTTTTGCTCAAGGGGGCGGCAAGACCAACGGCGATTTCCTACCCTTTCCTCGCCGCTTGCTTGCCCCCGCTATTTTTGCTAAGGGCATTGGCCAGCATGGTTATTCCGGGGAAAATTAGAGCCGTTTTGAGCCGTCCGCGGGGCGCGGAGGTATCCTACCATCACCCCGCCGACGATCGCCCCGCATGCGCCATTCTCGCCCCATTTCCGTCGATTTCCGCCAACCCCGCAAGGGGTTTTTTCACTTCTACTCAAGGAGTTATCCCCGGTGAATACCATTAAGCTATCCTCCATTGTAATCCTACCCAACCGCCAGCGCCAGGAGTTCAATCCTGACGCCCTGCAAGAACTCAAAAACTCGATCGAGGATACTGGACTTCTTCACCCGCCGGTGTTGAGGCAGTTTGAAGGCAAACTCGTCCTTGTCGCTGGGGAACGGAGGCTCAGAGCCCTGACGGAAATCTTTGATCTCGGCGGGAGCTTTCTCTACAACAACCAGCTCTTCACAGCGGAAGCTGGAAAAATCCCCTACACCGATCTTGGGGAACTCTCGGAGCTGGAAGCGGAGGAAGCCGAGCTTGATGAAAATCTCAAGCGAAAGGACCTCACATGGCAGGAACATGCGGCGGCTGTCCAACGCCTCCACAATCTCCGAGTGAAGCAGGCAAAAGCCTCTTTTGACGAAGGCATTGCTGCAGGAACCCCCGGTGAAGCCTTGCCACTCCCGCACACTGTGGCTGACACTGCCAAGGAACTCACCGGCCGTTCCGACGGGTCTTTTCAAGACAATGTCCGGAAAGAACTCATAGTTGCCCGCCATCTTGACAATCCGGTCATTGCGAAAGCGAAGTCTGCGGATGAAGCGTACAAGTTGCTGAAAAAGGACGAAGAGCGGAAGAAGAATGTTGAGCTTGCCGCGACGATCGGAGCTTCCTTCAACGCCGACATTCATGAGCTTTACAATGTGAGCTGCCTTGACTGGATGGCGAAGCCGGAAAATGCCTCGCGGTTTGATGTGATCTGCACTGACCCTCCCTATGGCATGGGGGCGCAGGACTTTGGCGATGCCGGCGGAAAGATGCTTGCGATCGAACATCACTACGATGATTCTTACGAATCGTGGCTGGAACTAATCAAGGCCTGGGCTCCATTGACGTTCGCCGTGGCGAAGCCAGAAGCTCATCTCTACGCTTTCTGTGACATGGACCGCTTTCACGA